CCTATATGAGAACCATTAAGCGGCGTCTTCCAACGTCACTTCTTGGCCGTGTAGTAGGTCATTCTTCCAATTCGACTGAAAAGTCTAAGCGGAAGAAATCCCATCGGCGTAAGGTCGATACCCAAACTGCTGTCTGGCAGGCAGTTTGGAGTGGTTTCGTTGCCAGTGGTCTTTCTCAACAGCATGGTTGCTGGGTTTTCCGGAAGTGGGTAACCGCTTCCAGCCCTCGAGGTTCTGATTGGACGTGTGACAAGGTGAAGGCCTTGTGTGTGTCCCTCCGTAACGTTGCGCTTACGGGTTCCGTTCAGAAAGTCGAAGGTGAATTCCCAGGTACCCTTCAGCGGTGGCTTCAACGGATAGCAGTTGCCGAGCCGCGTGTAATCCTGGCCTTCACCAGGTGCGCACGCGCGCTTCCGGTGGCTTCTGCTAGCCGCGTCGCTGAAGGGTTGTTGAACCATGCCCGAAATATTTCTAAACCCTACACTTGTCCGGATGATGTCTGTGCGGACCTTGAAGAGAGTGTAGTGGTAAGGTTTGGAAATAAGTTGAGAAAACGTACTTGGGTACATGCACCTAGCAGCAAGAATGCTGTTGTGGGAGGCCCCGGGTCTAAAGGAGGTTACGACGGTTATATCCAGGACGCCATTCGCGTTGCGTTTGACGCCCAAGCACAAGAAGGGGTTCCACCGACCCCCTTCGATTGGCTGAACAGTATGCCCTTTCTGTTCGAAGGTCCTGTGCGGGATGCTAATCGTTCGTGTCCCCCCTTCCCAGGGAAAGACTCTCTCACTAACAGGCTGCTTTCTATTGCGCAGTCGCGCGCACCTAATACTGGACAAGTAGGTGAACTCATGCAAGGTTTCGGAACCTTGTTGTCGATGGGTGAGTTTTCCAGTATTGGGGCGGGCGGTTGGGACTCGCGGTTCGTCCACGAGGCTGCGCCGATAGCTGAGCAGGGCTGCAAGGTGCGTGTTATTACCATACCTCCACCATCTGTCTTTACTGCTGGCACTATCTGCAGGAAGGCCGTTTTCCCTGTCCTTAGAAAGTTGGACAAGAGGATTCGCGAATTCACATCTCGCGTTGGTCCTCACGGGATCGTAAACGGCATGCAGGGTGCTGCGCGCGGTGATTGGCGCTGGATTAGCGCCGATTTGACTAAGGCAACTGATGGTTTCTCTCATGATGCAATTCGAGCTGTTGTTCGCGGCTTGGGCCGTGCGGGCTTGTCCAGCCTGTACACGGATGCGATTTCCCAATCCCTTGGCGTTGGGAAGTCGAAGCATTACGTGAGATACCAAAAGAAGTCTTTCACCGAAAGACAATGGAAGGAGGTTGCGGCACTTGGTGCCGTTGATAGTGGGGGAAAGTTTGTTGACGTCCCTATGAACAGGGGATGCTTGATGGGAACTCCTTTCTCGTTCACCATTCTTTCTCTTATCAACGGTTGGGCTGCGGAAGTGTTTGGCGGACACACTGTCATCTGCGGAGATGATCTTGTGACGCTTGCGCTGCCTCATCAAGTGCGAGCTTACAGCGAAAGTATCGCCGCTGTAGGCTCTGGATTGCATAAGGGGAAAACTTTCATTTCGGATAGGGGTTATACCTTTTGTGAGACTTTCTGTCTCGCCGAAGAGCCTGGACGCCAACCCAGGTTTTATAATCCTTATCCCCTTAAACAATTCATGCGTGATGGTAATGGGGTTATGGACCGAGGTAGTTACTTCGCTCCGCAGTGGAAAGCACTGCGTCGAGTGGCCAAGGTCCTGTGTAAGGACGTGCGCGCCAAGGCACGACGACTTTTGCGGCCTCCAGAGCTTCCCGTGGCTCTGGGTGGTCTTGGCCATCCCAGCAAGGGGATGCGTGACATGCCAAAGGTCGTCCGCGCGCAACTTTACACACTCCTCCGTAACGAGGAGATTAACCCATCCAAGTACGCGACACGCGTTGATATCTTCTTCTCTCCAGTTGATGGAAAACTGTTCAGAGAGACGCGCGACAGTCTCGAGTCTGCGTTCGATGGGGTTGCCTGCAACCCCACCGAGCAACCACCCGAAGGGACCTGTCGTGTGCCTAACCGTACGTTGCGTGCGCATATCGCTAGACAAGCACACGTTGACTATTGGACGTACGGGGGAAGATACCGAGCGTGTCGGCCAAAGGCAATGAAACCAGGTACTTTGAAGCTCCCACCTCCTGGTCCAAACCAGTTTGCGCGTGAGACCCCTTGGGTCTCTGTTTCCACTATGTGGGCCGCAAAATTGGATTGGGAGGGACGAGCAGTACCTATCGATGTTGCGTCGGAAATTCGGGGGTTCAAACCTCCAAACGCTGG